CATGTTTTCATAGTTGAAAGTGTACATACAAAAACAAGACATATTGATAGGAATGATTCACAAACAGAAAAGTTTATCAAAGGTAGAGTAACAAAGGTGAACAACATTAAAAACTGGCTACTTGATGATTATACAATATTAATAAACAACGAAGAAGAAGATATAAATAAAAACTTCAACATATTATTAAATACTGTAAGGAGTGAAATACATGCTTAATGCAGAGGGATTTGAAGATGCTATCATTGGTGTTGCCATAAGTACAAAACAACCGGTCATAGTTTATGATTATGAAAAGTGCATAGAAATTATAATGGGTTGGGATGGTATAGAAGATGATATGGAAGCCATGGAGTATTTTCAATTCAATATAGTGGGTGCAAATTATGCAGATAAAACACCAATATATATTAGAAAACATGATAGTGTAAAAGATATAGAGGATTATGATTATGAAGAAGACGAAGATTAAAAAGGTTGGCAGACCTGAAATAGTTATAACAGACGAAACACTGAAAAGAGCAGAAGTCTATGCTGCACAAGGTTTAACAATGCCACAGATAGCTTCTGTGCTTGGTATGAGTGAAACTACATTGTATGATAAAAAGAGTAGATTTTCGGAGTTTTCGGATGCTATAAAAAGAGGTAAAGACAAAGGCATAGCTACAATCACTAATGCACTGTTCAATAAAGCAAGAGAGGGTGATAACACAGCTATGATTTTCTATCTTAAGAATCAAGCTGGTTGGCAAGATAAAACAGAGAAAGAAACTATAGTTGAAAACAGACATGTATTAGATTTAACAAGGGTAAGTAACAATGACCTCAACCTTATTGAAAGAGCACTTGAATCTGCACTCATTGACCAACGTGAGGTCAGAGAAGATGAAAAGGTCGCTAAAAGATTTTACAAAGAATAGTTGGCAAGCAATAGAACCGGCAAGAGAGTTTTATGATAACTGGCATATTGATGCAATATCAGAGCATCTTCAAGCAGTAGTGCATGGTGATATTAAAAGATTAATCATAAATGTACCTCCAAGACATATGAAATCAATATCAGTCGCAGTTGCATTACCGGCATGGACTTGGACTATACAGCCGGACAAAAGATTTCTATATGCGAGTTATGCTGGTTCATTATCTATAAGGGATAGTGTTAAATGCAGAAGATTAATAGATAGTAAATGGTATCAGACATACTTTGGTGATATGTTTAATTTAACAACAGACCAAAACCAGAAACAAAGATTTGAAAACGATAAAAATGGTCAAAGGATAGCAACATCAGTAGATGGAGCATTAACTGGTGAGGGTGGAGACATTATTGTTATTGATGATCCTCACAACGTCAGGGAAGCTGAGTCTAGTAAAGTTAGGGAAGGTGTGCTAGAATGGTGGGATCAAGCTATGCAAACCAGATTGAATGACCCAAAAACTGGTGCATTTATTATCATTATGCAAAGAGTGCATGAAAGCGATTTAACAGGTCATATATTAGGGAATGAATATAATGCTTGGGATCATTTATGTTTACCTGCAAGATATGAAAAGAAACACCCCACGCCCACTAGATCATCGCTTGGCTTTATTGATCCAAGAAAAAAAGAGGGAGAGTTGCTGTGGAAGAAGAGGGTTGATGAGAAAACTCTTAATACTCTGGAAAAAAGTTTGGGTACATACGCAAGTGCCGGTCAGTTGCAACAGAGACCTATGCCCAAAGGAGGTGGAATATTAAAGGCAGAATGGTGGGTGCCATGGGAAAAAGATGCTTTACCAGATATAGAATACATAGTTCAAAGCTACGATACTGCATTCAGCACAAAAGAAACAAGCAGTTATAGTGCTAGAACAACATGGGGAATATTTAGAGAAAATGGTCAGGTCAATGCTATGGTCATAGAGATGTGGTACGATAGAGTTTCATACCCAGAATTAAGAAAGTTAGCACAAGAAGCATTTGAAGATTGGCAACCAGATGCAGTTTTAATAGAAAAGAAAGCAAGTGGTCAAAGTTTATTGCAAGATTTAAGGATGGCAGGTGTGCCGGTTTTAGCCTACAATCCAGATAGGGACAAGATTGCAAGGGCACATGCAAGTAGTGCATTACTGGAAGATGGTAGAATTTACTATCCAAAAGGCAAAAAATGGGCTAAAAATTTAATTGATATATGTTCGGTCTTTCCAGCTGGGGATAATGATGATATAGTAGATACATGTACACAGGCATGGTTAAGATTAAGAAAAGGTTGGTTTATAACTCATTCAACAGATTACGATGAAGACGATCAACAAGAAGGGAAGAGGATAACATTCTATGGCTAGACAACCTAAAGTAATTCCATTCGCTGAATCAATGCCTTCAGATGATTTCCAAGTTGAACAATTAAATGATGATGAAGTGCTTGTTGGTGATCCGGCACTAGACGATATACCAGAAAGAGATTCCACATTTGAAGAAAATCTAGCAGAAAGCATAGATGAAAACGAACTGAACAGCACAACAAGTACACTAATCAAAAGCTATGAGTCAGATAAAGAAGCTAGAGCAGAGTGGGAATACAGATACAAACAAGGTCTTGAAACCCTTGATCCTAATGGTGGGCAAGATGAAGAAGAAAACCAAAGAGCAACAAGAGGTTTAAGTACAGTAGTACACCCAATGATTGCTGAAGCTGCAACTCAATTCAATGCAAGAGCAATAGCAGAATTATATCCATCTGGTGGACCAGTCAAGACTGTTATAATTGGTGAGCCTGATGAGGAAAAAGAAGAACAGGCAAGACGTGTAAAAGACTTTATGAACTATCAGATAACTCAGCAGATGCCTGAGTATTTTCCTGATCTAGACCAGATGTTGTTTCAACTACCACTTATTGGACATACATTTAAAAAGGTATGGTGGGATGCAAGTTTGGATAGGCAGTGTTCTCAATTCGTGAAAGCAGAGGACTTTGTTGTTTCTCCAGACAGTAAAGACTTATACACAGCACCAAGATACACCCATGTAATAAGAATGCCAAAAAACGAGTTCAACAAATATGTTGAAGCTGGTCATTATCTACCAAGTAAATACTCATCAGAGGACATTGATCCTTCTGGTGATATAGGAAGCAATATTGAAGGTGTTGATCCCTATGGCGATTCATCAGACCAAGTGATGACTTTGCTTGAAGTACATTCATATGAGATGTTTGATGGCATAGATGGTGTTGAGGATAATAAAGACGAAGATGCTGTAGCTTTACCATATGTAATTACAATAGACTATGATGCTGAAAAGATAGTTGCCATTCGTAGAAACTGGGAAGAAGAAGATGAGCAGAAAAAACGTAGGGACTGGTTTGTAAGTTATAAGTTTTTACCAAGTACAGGTTTCTATGGCTTTGGTCTTTACCATATGATTGGTGGACTAGGAAAAGCTGCAACAGGTAGTTTAAGAGCATTATTGGATAGTGCTGCATTTGCGAATATGCAGGGTGGATTCAAATTAAAAGGTAGAGTTACCGGTGGCGAAATGCAAATAAATCCGGGAGAGTTTGCTGATCTTGATGCTACTGTAGACGATGTTAATAAAGCTATCATGCCCTTACCTTTTAAAGAACCAAGTGCCACATTATTTAATTTAATGAATGCGATTACTGATGCCGGTAAAAGATTTGCAAGTACAGCAGATTTAAATGTAGGAGATGTAAATCCAAATGCTCCAGTAGGTTCAACAGTTGCACTTATAGAACAGGGTAGTAAAGCATTTTCAGCAATACACAAAAGATTACATTATTCACAAGGTCAGGAGTTCAAATTACTTGCGAAGTTAAATGCAATTTACTTACCTGATAAAATAGATTTTGCATCAGCCGGTTCAAGTCAATTTATTTTTGCAAAAGACTTTGACGACAGGATTGATATTGTGCCTGTAAGTGATCCTAACATATTCAGCACAGCACAAAGGATTGCACAGGGACAAGCCATACTGCAAATGGCATCAAGTAATCCACAGCTTTACGATATGTACGAAGCAAACAAAAGAATGCTTGAGTCAATAAGAATAAACAACATTGATGAAATATTAAAGAAGCCAGAAGAAGCAGTCAGACTTGATCCAATAGATGAAAATATGTCAGTTATGTATGGAAAACCTATAAGAGCATTTCCAGAACAAGACCATGAAAGTCATATAGCAGTTCATATGCAGTTTCTTCAAGACCCATCACTTGGTGGTAATCAAGGTGCGAAAGGTTTAATACCAATATTAGTTGCACACATAGCAGAGCATATTGCCTTATTGTATCGTCAAAGAATGCAATCTAGCATCAATATGAACTTGCCAGATATACCTAATCTTCGTGATCCAAAGTTTAAATTTAACGACATTGATCCTCAACTAGATATGATCATTAGTCAAAAAGCTGCACAAGTAGTTGCACAAGCACCACAGATGGAAGCAATCAAACCATTAATGGCTATGCAGGGACAACAACAGCAAAACCCACTACAATATGCTGCACAATTAGCACAGCTTGAAGCACAGGCACTTAAAGCAAGGACAGATGCACAGATACAGTCAGACATGGCAAAAGCCAAGCAAAACATGGATATTAAACAAGCTGAAGCTAAACAAGACTTAGATATAGAACAGGCAAAATTAAATGCTGATTTACAAGCTAAAGTTCAGAAGCTAGAATTAGATTTACAAATGGAAAGAGAAAAAAATAATTTGAAAGTACAACAGGAGATTATTAAAAATGGCTGAAGATAACACACCAATGTCTATAGAAATAGATGGTGAAACTAAAATGATGACACCAGCAGAAATAGAAGCCATGAAAAGTGAAGTGCCGATGATGGATGCTGAAGAACGAGAGATGTACAGAAGTCTGATGGAAAGAGGTATACCAGAGGACATGATTATAGAAATTATGGCAACTGCGAAAAAGGATCAACTTGAAAGACAGACAGGTGCATCAATGACACCTGATGAATTGACAAGAATGGGAACAGGTGCAGCAATCAAGCCACAAGAGTTTGGTGGATTGCCAAAGACAGGCTCCTCCCCAGCTTCTGGTAATCCATCAATCCCAACAGTAGGTGGTACAGGAGCAGTAGCAGGTGCAGGTATGAATCAAAATGACATGGCTATGTATCTACAAAACAAAGTCAATGAGATCAGAAGCAGGACAGGTGGTACAAGAGGTGGTGCAACAACACCGGCAATGGGTGCTTTACCTATGCCTAGAACGGCAAATGTTCCACCATCATTGGGTGCAGACAGAACATTTAATCCTATGGATCAATTAACTCCAACTAATGCACCTAATACATAGAGGGAAATATGGAACCTAATCAAAATTTTGGTGGTTTAGGTGGTTTATCACAAAGTGATAGAGAAACTCTAAATACAGAAGTAATGGGATTAAATACTAACCAAGCATTTGGGTTAGGTGATTTGGGCAAAGCATCAATAGGAGCTATTGCTAATCAAGTTGCACCAGCGATAGGTAATGTTGTTAGCTTTGCAGCTTTGGGCAAAGGTTTGACTAACATAAATCCAGATATGATTGCATCTAAAGCAATGGGCAAAGATTATGGTTTCATGGGTGGTGTAAAATCCATTACTGGTTTTGGCAGATCATCACAAGCATTAGCCGACATGATGGACACAGATAAAAGTGGTAGTGTTAGTCAAGATGAAATTAATAGTGCATATGGCATAGGTATGACAGGAAGTGGTTTTGGTGCAGGTGTGGATAGAAGTAATCCATCTTCATCAACAGGAATAGATGTAACCACAGGCAGAAATGTTGACCAATTTGGTTTTAGCACAAACCCTTATTCATATAGTCAAATGGATGCAAGAGGAATATCACAAGATACACAAACAGGAATAGGTAGAGGTGTTGATACTGTAGGGTTAGGTGGAGCAAAAGGTGCTGGATATAGTGGTAGTAAGGGTGGTGTGTTTGGTTTTGGAAAAGTTGAAGGTGTTGATACAAGTGATCCAGAATCAACTGGTTCAACTGGTGTTGGAGTAAGTAATGTTGATGCAATGGGTAATACTGCAACAACAGGTGGAATAAGTTTTTCTGATGATGCACAGAGTTCTGGTACAGGTGATGATGGTGGTACATATATTTGTACTGCTCTTTATGAAATGGGAGACATGAAAAAATATATCTACAAATATGATCAGGTATATGGCAAGAGAGTTAATGAAGCAACATATCGTGGTTATGTTTTATGGGGTAAGCCATTAGCCAAACAAATAATTAAAAAGGGTATAATTTATAAAATTGTAAAACCAATGGCACTTGCTTGGGCACATCAAATGGCATTTGATTTATCAAAAGGCAAACATGGTAAAAACAATAAGGCAATAAAAATAACTAAAACGATTGGCGAAGGGATTTGCTATGCTCTTGGTCAAATATTTAAAAGGAGAAAAGTATGGCTGATATCACAGTAGGAAACATGGAGGACAATGCAGCATTGTTTATGGAAAAGATGGGTTTTGCACATGACTCTGAAGGATTAGACATGACTGACGAGCAAGTGGTCAACTTCTTGTTACTTTGTCATCAGGAAATGATTATGCCTGAAGAAGAAATGGAAGAAGAACATATGGATGGTGATGTTAAGGTCAAAGTCATGAAAGTTGATAGTGGCGATATGCGAGG